CGGGGCTTTGTGGGGGGCGGAGTGTAGGGAATTGTTTATTGCTCCTCCCGGCTGTGTTCTTGTGGGCGTAGATATGAAGGGGCTGGAGCTTAGATGCTTGGCTCACTACACTCATAGATTTGATAACGGTAAGTATGTTAAAGAGATACTTGAAGGAGACATCCATGAAGCTAATAAAGAAGCGGCAGGTCTAGAAGACCGCAGCGACGCTAAGACGTTTATATATGCTTTCCTTTACGGTGCTGGTGATGCAAAGCTAGGATCAATTGTTGATGGAGGTCGGGTCGAAGGGTCTCGCATGAGAAGCAAGTTCCTTAAGAAGATGCCAGCTATTGAGAGGCTCCAGAGCGGCATCAAGCTGTCTCTTCAGAGCCGCGATTACCTTAGAGCTATTGATGGCCGACACCTGCGTATCAGGTCACAGCATTCGGCTTTAAATACCCTGCTACAATCAGCAGGTGCTATTGCAATGAAATTAGCTACTTGTATCCTTCACAGGAAACTTAAGTCTCATGGATGGGACAAAGACGTTCTTCAAGTAGCTCATATTCATGATGAAATCCAGCTTCAAGTACGCACGGAGATAGCGGAAGATGTCGGAAGGCTTGCAGTACAGTCAATGTGTGAGGCCGGTGAAGAACTTAAGTTCCGATGCCCCCTCGACGGAGACTATAAAATCGGAAGAAACTGGGCAGAAACCCACTGATCTGGCTTATGTTGCAGGGATCTTAGATGGTGAAGGGTGTTTCAGGTGGAACAGCTCTCCAACTATTGGGGTAGACACTACCTCTAAAGAAACTGCTCAGACTCTTTATGACCTGTGTGGGGGAACCTGCTCAGTGCTAAAGAGAAAGACCAACGCTGACCGGACAGTGTTTAGGTGGGCTATATATGGAGTCAACGCAGTCAAGCTGTGTCGGCTCCTAGCCCCTTACCTGACAGAGAAACAACAACAAGCCCTGTTGCTTGTGTCAGTGGTAAGATACCCCCCTAACTCAGCGATGAGAGAGTCCATAAAACAACGCCTTATCCGGCTTAAGAGGAGATAAATATGACTGATTTGACATACGTTCAATCTGATGAGATGATTAAAGAACTTCAATCTCGGTTTGATGAGATGGTTTTCTTGGGCTGTGCGAAGAGGACAGAAGAGACTGAAGATATAACAGTATGTTTTACTGGCTCATATCACTCCTGTGTAGGACTTATTGAGCTTGGCCGAATAGCTGTGCAAGCGGGGGGGACTCCTGATGACAACGATTCTGATTGACGGAGATATTGTTCTATACGAAATCTGTGTTGGCTGCGAGCGAGCTACAGATTGGGGGGATGATATTTGGACATACCACTGCGACTTGAAAGAAGCCAAACAGAAATATGACTGTTGGGTTGACCGGGTTAAAGAAGAAGTAGGAGCATCTAAAGTAATCATTGCCATGTCAGGCAGCGAGAACTGGAGGAAGGAAGTACTTCCTAGCTACAAGCTCCACCGAAAGAAGCATCGGAAACCGATGACATTTAAAGCTCTTAAGGAGTATTCAAATGAAACGTATCGCACATTTCAGTTCCACAACTTGGAAGCGGATGACGTTCTGGGGTTGCTGGCTGGCGAACCGGGTATTGCGAAAATAGAAGGGGAGCGAATAATTGTCACAATCGACAAAGATTTGAAGACAATACCGGGACTCCACTATAACCCCCGCAAACCTTACGAAGGGGTCTGTGAAGTGAGCCCTGATCAGGCTGATTACAACCACCTGTTTCAGGCCCTCACAGGAGATCCTGTAGACGGATACAGCGGATGCCCCGGTATTGGCCCTAAAAGGGCTGAGAGAGTCTTGAGCTACCCCTGCTGGGGGGCTGTCCTTGAAGCATATGATGGAGCTGGCCTAAGCGAAGAAGAGGCTCTTGTTCAGGCCAGAGTAGCTAGGATCCTTAGATACGGCGAGTACAACACAAATACAAAAGAGGTAACCCTATGGGATCCATGAATAGAGAAGATTTGCTTGCAATGCACGGGAAGCTCTGCCAAGAAGCTAGGGCTTTGATGGAGGCTAAGAACCACGACTACAGCGGAGGAAAGGACTCTAGTGACCCTTTCCTGAACTTCACAAGAGTCGAGAGGCTGGGGATTACGGATACCAAGACCGGGTTCATGGTTCGGATGACGGACAAGCTGTCTCGTCTGATTACCTTTGTCCACAACGGGTCATTCAAGACTAAGGATGAGGCTCTTAAAGACACTATTCTTGATTTGATTAACTACTGCATTTTATTGTATTCATATTCGGATTCAGAAAAGGGTGACTACAAGGGATGAAAACGAAACCATTCCCACTCATTCCAGAGGATCTTCTGGAAGCTGTGAACGAAAAGTGGCCTGAGCGGTGTGCTGAATTGGATTGGGATATGGCTCAGATAATGTTTTATGCAGGGCAGCGATCAGTTGTCCGGTATTTAAAAGAAGAATTTAAAGACCAGAGAGAGAACAGTTTAGGGGGCAGCTAATATGTGCATGGCTCAAAAAGGACCTCAGAGGCCCTCAAAAACCGTGAAGCCCGGTGGGTGGACCCGTTCCAGCTACTATGGCTATGACGCTGAACGAGAGGCTGATTATGCTTCCCGCCCTGACCTCGTTGCAATGGGTCGATCGGGTATCTCAGGATCGGCGATCACAGCAGTTGGTATGAACTACTTACTAGGAATGAAGGCGAGAGAGCGGGCGAGAGGGTACGAATATGGAACCTTTGGAAAGACTACAGGACCTCTTAAAGATGCTGCTGGAAACATCATCACACCGAACGCTGCGGATGCTGCGGCTGCGGCGGGGTCTATGCCAGCATTCAGCACAGCTCCTGCTGCTGCCCCCGTCAACCCCTTTGAAGGTTTGAATATCAACATTCCTGACCCTCCACCGCCTGCCAAGGCATATCAAGACCGATCTTCTCCTTCCTCAAAAAAGCAACGCCGAGCAAAGACTAGAAAGTCAAGTGCTAAGGGTAAATCTGGATTGACTATTGAACGGATAAACTACTGATGGCATACGGAACTGGAAGCATCGCAAGTGAATACTCAAAGTGTGAGACCCAGCGGTCTCCCTACCTTGAAAGAGGCAGAGAAGCGTCTCGTATTACGGTTCCCACTATCATGCCGGACGACGGCCATAGTGCTTCCCGCAAATTCCCAACCCCCTATCAATCCACAGGCGCACGAGGAGTCAACAACCTCGCTTCAGCCCTGCTGCTATCCTTGTTGCCGCCCAACGCTCCCTTCTTCCGTCTAGTAATAGATGAAGAAGAGAAACGCAAGATGGACCAACTAGATCCCTCTATTCTTACAGAGGTTGAAAAGTCGCTGGCAGAAATTGAAAGATCCGTGGCACGGGAGATTGAACTGAATAGCATCCGCGTGGGGACCTTTGAGGCCCTGCGGCATCTCGTCGTGACTGGAAATGTCCTCCTATATCTGCCTGATAAAGGCCCCATGCGGGTTATTCACCTTGATCGCTATGTAATCAAACGCGATCCAATGGGCAATGCCCGAATGATCATTCTGAAAGAAACGGTATCTCCTGAGATGCTGCCAGAGGATCTGAAAGAATATGCTCAACACAAGTCAGGGGATCCTTCTCAGACTTGCGATATCTATACCGCTCAGACAATGAAAGAAGACGGTAAGGTTGAGGTTGTTCAAGAGATATATGGGAAGATAATCGAAGAGACCAGAGCCACCTATTCCAAGGACCAGTCTCCATTCATTGCTCTCAGAATGCTGAGGGTAGATGGAGAGTCTTATGGTCGTGGATATGTAGAGCAGTATCTGGGCGACCTTATCAGCCTTGAAGGGCTGACTAAAGCTATTGTGGAGGGTGCTGCGGCATCTTCCAAAGTGTTGTTCTTGGTCAACCCAAATGGAACCACCAGAGCAAAGACTCTTGCAGAAAGCCCTAATGGGGCAATTAGAGAGGGAAGTGCCGCCGATGTTAGTGTACTGCAAACTCAGAAGGCCCAAGATTTCTCTGTGTCTCTCAGTGCGATGCAGCAAATTGGGGAGCGTCTTTCGTATGCGTTCCTCCTCACCGAGTCAACTATTCGTAATGCGGATCGAGTCACAGCCGAAGAAGTAAGGCTGGTTACTCAATCTATCGAGCGGCAGCTTGGCGGTATTTACTCCGTGCTTAGTCAGGAGTTCCAGCTCCCTCTGGTAAATCGAATAATGCAACGAATGGAGAAGCAGAAGAAGCTGCCTAAGATCCCTAAGGATAAGGTGACTCCTGCTATTGTTACTGGTATTGAAGCTCTTGGACGAGGCAACGATCTCAACCGTCTGGACATATACCTTCAAGGTATTGCTCAGATGCTTGGACCGGAGGGTCTGTCTCAGTACGTCAATATGAGTGAATATATGTCTCGAAGAGCGGCTGCCCTTGGTATTGATACTGACGGCCTTATTCGTTCCGAGGAAGAAGTGGCTGGTATGATGCAGCAACAACAGCAAGCAGAGGCCATGAAGGTCGCTACCCAGTCTTTGGGTCCTAATGCTGTTAATGCGATGTCACAACAAGCCCAGATGGAGTAGCTAAATGGCTGATTATCAGAAAGTTGAAGTAGTTAAAGACCAACCCACGGAAGCATTTTCCGAGGAGGACTTGGCAAACCTTGAACAATCGGAAGAAACTCAACAGATTGAAGAGCCGGTTCAGGAACGACCCGAGTGGCTGCCTGAGAAATTCAACAGTGCCGAGGACTTTGCACAAGCCTATTCCGAATTGGAATCTGCCTACACACAGTCCCGACAGGGTGAAGAAGGCGGAGAAGAAGGTGTTGAAGAAACTAATGATGTTTCTGGCACAATTTCAACCGAGTCTTTGAGCGAGTATTCCACCGAGTTCTTTGAAACAGGAGATATCTCTGAGGAATCCCGTGACGCGATTACTGACATGGGAATTCCCCGTGACTATGTAGACGCTTATATTTCAGGTCAACAAGCGGTTCTTAAGAATCACTTTGATGGCATCTACAACGAAGTAGGCGGTGAAGAGTCATATAACAAGATGACTAGTTGGGCTGCTGAGAATCTGCCTGAGGGCGAGCAAGAAGCGTTTAATAACGCGGTATCCAAAGGTAATCCTGACGAGATGATGTTTGCTATCCGCAGCCTTCACAGCCGTTGGACGGCTGGCGGAGCGGGTCCCCGAGATCTACTTCAAGGAAGCACTAGTTCTGAGTTCTCAGGAAGCGGCTTCCGCTCTCTTGCAGAATTGACAGAAGCGATGAGAGATCCACGGTATGCGAAAGACGCAGCGTATCGTCAAGATATTGAAACGCGATTGAGTAATTCCAACATTTTGTGAGGGACATTATGCGAGAGTGGATTAACGAAAACAAAAACGGCTTGATGGTCGGCGGCATTACAGCAGCTATTGCTGTGGGCCTTCTACTCGCCTCTGGATGCTCTCTAGGGGATATGGTGAAGGTGGATGTGCCTACAGGTGTCCGCCAGTCTCTTGCAGTCCCCTCCCAAATTAGCCTGAATGAATCGGTATATACTTGGGATTCGTGGGTCCACTATGTGGAATCTAATACCGCTCAATTCCAAGCCAGCATTGATGAATCTAATTTCATCTGGGGGATGCTTTCCTCAGCTGTCAATGTTGGAGCAGAATCGGCCCAAGGACCCCTGTCGGCACTGCCCGGCGGGGCCTTCCTTCTTACAGGACTCAGTCTTGTTACAGGGCTGTTCTTGAACAAGCCGGGAGCCACTAAAGCTCTGGCTAAAGAGAAAGAAAAATCGTACAACGCTGGTATGGATGCTGCTGTTAAAGTCAGCAACACAACAGCTACAAGTACGAGTTAAATGATTGTTATCCCATCCTCTTAGGGAGGAGTGTGGGATTTGGTGACGTTAAGAATCAGTAGATTCTTGGCCCTCTGCTGAGGACAACCTTGAAGTCTGAGCTTCTAACCGTCCCGACTTTGTATCCCTAGTAAATCAAAGTCAAAATACGGAGAAACCAAAATGACTTATTACGGCGCAGATCCATCACGACTCGGACAAGCAAACCTTGCCGGAGACGTTGATGCTCTCTTTTTGAAGGTTTTCTCAGGCGAGGTTCTTACCACGTTTGAAGAGAACAACGTAATGCTTCCACTTAGTCGTGTCCGCACGATCACCAGTGGTAAAACTGCACAGTTCCCAGTATCTGGCGTAGCAGAAGCTAAGTATCACACCCCCGGCGACAGCTTGTTTGCTGATGAGCAGGCAGATGGAAACACCTATCTGTCGAACGTCAAGCACGCAGAGCGGACCATCTCTATTGATGGTGTTCTCACAGCTTCCGCATTCCTTGCTGATATTGATGAAGCAAAGAATCACTATGAGGTTCGCAGCATCTACAGCACTGAAATTGGGCGGCAGTTGGCCTACACGGCTGACAAGAACCTGATTCGTACTGTTATTGCTGCTGCAAGAGCTTTGACAGATCGGTTCGGAACCACAGTCAACGGTGGCGATGACACCTATGGCGGTGCGCGTATTAACTTGGGTGACAACACTTCTGCGACTGCAAATGAAATTGCCATTTCAACCGGCAACATTACGGACAACGGCTCGACTCCAGCGGCTGCGACAGGTGCAGCTCTGGTTCAGGCTATGTTCTTGGCAGCAGAGCTGTTCGATTCAAAGAACGTGCCATCAGAAGGTCGATACTGTCTCCTTCCACCGAGCCAGTATTACAAGCTGATCAAAGAAAATACGGACGCAATCAACCGTGATTACGGTAATGAAGGCAACGGCTCAACAGCAATGGGTAACATCGTTTCCGTCGCTGGTATCCGCGTTCTCAAGAGCAACCATCTTCCTAGTGGTGCAGCAACTGATGCTGACATCCATGCATCCACAAGCGTCAACAACGATGTCTTTGGAACGGGTGGTATTGGTTACGGTAATGCTGACTTCCAACAGCTGTGTGGCATCTGCTTCCAGACTGAAGGTGTCGGCACTGTCAAGCTGATGGATCTTTCTATGGAGTCTGAGTACTACATGGATAGGCTTGGTACTCTGCTCATGGCTAAGTACGCTATGGGCCACGGTGTCCTCCGCGAAGAGGCTTGCTGTGAGTTCATCCTTGACGCAGGTTGATGGATGAGTTTGATAACACTTGATCTCCCTCTGAGATTTGTGTTATACTGAGCGAGTTGAGTCTCCCAGTGTCGGGGGCGGTCCTTAAACTCTAAGGGCCGTCCCCTTTTTCTTTAGGAGTAAAGAACAATGGCAGGAACAAGAACAAACGAGTTGGAGGCTGTCAACACCATGTTGTCGGCTGTCGGAGAGCCTCCTATTACATCTCTTGAAGAGCAAAAAAATGCTGATGCTGCTATTGCAAACAACATTCTGACTGAGATAAGCCGAGAAGTGCAGACTATGGGCTGGCACTTTAATACTCAGCTGGATGTTAAATTTACTCCTGATTCGACAACTAAAGAAATCACGTTGCCGGAAAGTATTGTCAGGATTGATATCAAACCTACAACATTGACTGGTAGCACAGACAGCCGAGATGTCACTCAACGTGGCGACAAGCTGTTTAACAAGACCGACAACACTTATGAGTTTACGAAGGCAGTGAAAGCCTGTGTCATCTATGTATTGGACTGGAGCGAGCTTCCAGAGCCTGTACGTCGCTATGTGACGATCAAGGCAGCTAGAGTGTTCCAAGACCGTATGGTCGGCTCAGAGAAGCACCACGCATTCTCTCGTGAGGACGAGGTCCGTGCCTTTGCTCTGCTTAAAGAGTTCCAGATGGACACCGCAGATTCTTCAATTTTCCAGAACTATGATGTTTACCGAATTGTCAACAGAACTGATTCTCTTGGCACAGGGAGGCTCTACTGATGCCGCTGATTACTACCACCATGCCTAGTTTGACTGGTGGGGTTTCTCAGCAGCCGTCTTCCCAGAGGTTAATGAATCAATGCGAGGCTCAAGAGAATGCTGTCCCACTTCTTATTGGCGGGTTGATTAAGAGACCACCAACAGAGCATGTGGCTGAGATTAAATCAGCGACCAACTCTGTTAATCTAAGCAGCTCTTTTAGTCACATTGTTACTAGAGACACCGAAGAAGAGTTCATGGTGTTCTTGGACGGCTCTGGGTCTGTAAACATTGTGGATACAGCGGGCCAGAATAAGACAGTATTTCTGGACGTAGACGACAGTACATATCTACAGAGCAGCACTCCTCAGTCTTCCTTTAAAGCTGTCTCGATTGCTGATGTCACCTTTTTAGTAAACACTGACGTTGATGTAGCAATGGATACTGCCAAGTCTGTCTACAGCCGTGGGGCAACTGCTGCAAAGCACGAGGCTCTTCTCTGGATTAAAACTGCTGGGTACGGCACTGAGTTTAAAGTTTATTCAGGATCTGATACGCCCATCGCTAGTGTTACAGGGACAAGTACGGCTTCTAATCCTCAGCCCGGCAGCAACGATATAGCTAGACTTCTAGTAGATGAGGACGACGGCCTACCGACCGGCACGACCGCATCAGAGTTTGCTACAGGCACTTATAACGCTACTAATAAAGGCAGTGTGGTCCATATTGAGCGAGACACTCCAGCTGCTTTTGAGATGACTGTAGAAGACTCCTTGGGAGATGCGGCTCACTCTCTTATTAAGAGCAACGCTGATGGAATCATGGTTACTACTAGCTTTGCAGAGCTTCCGGGCATTGCAATGAAAGACATGATCGTCAAAATTGAAGGCGATCCTGATAAGGCCATAGATGATTACTATGTGAAGTTTGTTCCGAATGATGGGACTTCCACCACGCTTGCTAAAGGTGTGTGGGAAGAAACTGTTGCTCCTAATGTGGAGTATAAATATAACTACAACACTCTTCCCCACCTTCTAATTAGACAATCTGACGGCACGTTTCTGGTTAAACGGGCTAATGGTGGAACCTCCCCAGCGTCTTCAGATTCAGCAGCAGCCTCAACTGTGATGGACTTTAAGTCTCGTGCCGCTTCTTGGAGCAAGCATACATATAAGTATCACAGCGGGACTTACTTTGCTGACGCTCTGGCAGTCACTTTAAAGTCTACCGATGGAACAGAAAAAACATATGCCTTTACAAACTACAACAGGGATGGAGACAGTGTCACAACTGGAGAGTTGGATACTGAGGACAGTCTAGAAAGTTATAGCAGTGGAGACAAAGTTCTAGTTAGGTGCATGCCGTCTCCTGCTAATCAAGCTGAACAATTTGCCTATGCTGTTAATTCGCCTAATGGCCACCAAGGGAAAATTTCAGCTGTCTGTGATGGGACTAAAGTAACTCTTACTCAAGTTGTCGCAGGCGACACCGGCAACACTGAGATTGTTTACACAGACATGTTAAGCCCTGACCGTACTAACTACTACTGGCAGCCTCCGGGTCAAACGTCGTACTACAGTTTCTATGGTGATACGGACCCAAATAGAAGATCTTATGGAAACGGTGTTGGCGACTTCGTTCAAGGTGAGGCATATATCAACGGCTCTTATCAAGACATCTTTGCTCCTGTTTATGGCAATGCCATAGGAAATGTGTTTACAACTACACATTCTACTAAACACTATTGGTATTTTGATGAAACCAACTCCTCCACGGGCGTGTATATCAGATATTACCAACAGGGCTATCTAGACCCCACCACAGTAGATTCCGACAGGCTTTCTGATTACGTCATACACCACCCTGAAAGCTCTAGCGGTTCTGGTGAATACTTTAAGCCAGTAGACGAGTTCGGCAGAGGCCAGTGGACTACAACGGTTGGCGAGGGGTTTTTAAACATCTTAAAATCCACTCCTTCAGAATTTACAGGCGGCATTTCTTCTGAAGAAGACGGATCGCCTAGCTATATTCCCGCAGGAGCGGATTACACTGGATTCAAGTGGCAAGAGCGAGCAGCAGGAGACGACGAAACTAACCCACTGCCTTCTTTTGTTTCTAAGAAAATCAATGACATTTCCTTCTTCAAGAATCGACTTGTAGTCCTCGCTGGAGAGAATTCGATCATGAGCGAAGTAGGAGGGTATTTCAACTTCTTCAGAAACACTGTGACTTCTCTCCTAGATACCGCAGTAATTGATGTTGGAGTTGGGGGAACGGAAGTAAACGAGCTGTTCCAAGCAGCACCCTTTAGTGATCGTTTGATCTTGTTCTCTACAAGGACGCAGTTTGCTCTTCAAGGAGAGACGATCCTATCTCCTGCTACAGCTTCCATATCTCAGGTTACTAACTTTGATATAGACACCAGTGTTGAACCATTTACTGTAGGCCCTTCTCTTTTCTTTGCCTTTAATAGAGGCACACACAGCGGTCTTAGAGAGTTCTACAGAACGGGCAACTCTGATATTCAATTTGATGCTGTTGAGGCTTCTGCACAGGTTCCTCGATATGTGAAGGGACCTATTAAGAAGATCAGTGCTTCTTCTCACGAGGATATCGTAGTCATGATGGGGAGCGAGACGGACACCATGTACGTCTATAAATACTTCAAAGCTGCTGAGGGGAGCCTACAATCAGCGTGGTGTAAGTTTGTATTTAATAATGCTGAACTTGTTGATATGAGATTCATCAAACAGGCGTTATATATAGTTCTTGTTAGAGATGGGAAGACGTATCTAGAAAAAATGAACCTTCAAACAGGGCTTCTAGATGCTGGAAAAGACTTTGTCACCCACCTAGACAGGCGTACAGAAGTAACAACATCAGACAGTCCGGGGTTTACTATTACGCTTCCTTCAGATTATCTGATCGCTGACGGGGACACAATGCAGGTTGTGGACGACGACGGGGAGTTGATGACTGTTGACTCATACACTGTAGGAACAAATACCATCACACTTAAAGAAGAGATGGACTCCTATAAGAAGTATTACATTGGTATTCCTTACACAATGCGATATGAAATCAGTAAGCCTGTTCTTAAACGACCTAAGCAGGGCGGAGGCTGGGAGATTATTGCGGTAGGACGACATCAAATCCGTTATGTAACAGTGGTTTATGATGACACTGCGTGCTTTGTGGTTCGGGTGACTCCTGAAATTGGAAGCAGCGATGGCACTCCTATTGAATATGATTTCAGTGGGAATTTCCTGTCTGCTGGAAACCTTCTAGGATCTCGTCCGAACGAAACAGGAGATTTTAGATTTCCAGTGTTTGCAGAATCTGACTCTGTTAAGATTGAGATCCTGAATGACACACCGTTGCCGAGTAACCTACAAGCCGTCACATTTGAAGCCAGCTATAGTTCAAGGTCCACCGCATCTAATCTATGATTTGTAATGTAATTGAATCTAAAGAAGATCACATTCCTCACGTTGCTGACAATATGAGGAAAGCGGATCTAGACGAGCTGGCCGCGACAGGCACTAGAGACCCCTACAAAGCTCTGACAACGGGCTTGGAGATGTCTAAGCCAAGCAGCTACACGTTTGTAATGGATGATCTTCCTGTAAGCATGTTTGGCGTAGCCCCTCTTGAGGGATATCCTGCTTGGGGGTCGATATGGATGCTAGGGACTGATGACGTAACTGATAAATGCTCTTTCCACTTTCTGAGATGGAGCAAACGATTCTTACCAAACCTTTTGGAGCCTTATGACATGGTGTGCAACATCGTAGATGCCCGGAACACTGTCCACATTAAGTGGATTCAGTGGTTGGGCTTCAAGTTTCTAAGGCCAATTACGTTTGGCCCAGAGAACAGAACATTTTGGGAATTTGCGGAGGTGAGCAATGTGCGGAGTTACTGAAGCCCTACTGATTACCAGCATTATTGGAACAACAGCTTCTGTCGGCATGGGCGTAGCTTCTGCTGGTGCTGCTGGAGATGCCGCTCAATCTCAATACGAAGGTCAGGTAGCCCGAGCGGAGCAAGAACGACGGCAGCTAGAGCTACAACAGGCATACTACGACTCTTTGGGAATCCATAGAGCAACCGTATACGCTCAAGATGTTGCGTACCGGGGGCAGATGGAGCAGTGGCAGAACGAACAGTTTTCTGCTTTGGTGGGGTCGGCACAGGAAGATGCTCAAGACCAGTTTGCTGCGGTTCATCAGCAGATGGATACTAGGTATATGCAGGCTATGGACGTTATGGCAAATGCTGACCGAGAAGCCGCAAGCAACGCTTCGTTTGTCGCTGCCTCAGCAGCAGAAACAGGAACTGTAGGTAACTCTGTCCGACTGGCACAGCAGTCACACCATTTGAAGTCAGCAAGAGTTGCAGAGATCGAATACGCCAACCTTAAGAGTGCGACACTCCAAGGCGAGCGTAGAATGAAGGGCATCCAAGCACAGATGCAAAACATGATCAATCAAGCCTATCCGACACCGCTGGCTCCTATTCAGCTTCCTGAACCAGTGCCATATGTACTGTCTGAGGTAGCGATGCCGAACGCTCCAAGCATGGCTCCTTATTATCTCCAAATGGGTCAAGCGGTTGCTGGAGGTCTGACGGCTCTCGGAGGAATCGGATTGAATGCTTATCAAGCTGGAGTCTTTAACACAACAACTACTACAACCACCGCACCTTGGTGGTATATGCCGGGACAATAAACAATGGCTAAAAGACCACAACGACCGCCAAACGAAGTAGCTGGGGGAACCCGTACTTCTCGGCAGAATCCTTACACTCCTGTCAGCACTACTGTTGTTCCGGGCAACCAAGGCAAACCGGCAATGGAAGCGTATCCAGTTGCTCCTATTCCTCCTACGGGAGAAATGCAGATTCTTCAGACTCAGACCAACAACGCCATCAGGGCAGCGGCAGCTGCGGAGCAGGACTCCACCAGAATGGCTAGTGCGTTTTCGGGGTTGTCTCAAACTGCAATGGGGGTGGCCAATCTGGGCGTTCAGGCGATGGACACTTTTGCTAAATCAGAGCGAGGAGTCCTCCCTTGGCAGGTTGAAGAACGCGAGAAGATGGTTGCAGACCTAGCGATTGCTGATATGTCTTGGGCAGATATGGTGGAAAAGGGAATGATCCCTGAGACTATGTCTCCGAACCAGACCAGAGCGTACATGACATACGAAGCGGGCCGCAGAGACAGAGACTTTACTACAACAGCCAACAGTGAAATGGCAATGATGCTGTTGGACGAGTCAAATCACACTATGGACGGCTTTATGACTTCCATGTCTAATAAGTGGTCTGAGTACATGGATGTTCCCGTAGGTGGGGATGAAATTTCCTTCCAACAAGAGATGGGCAAAGTCTGGGCTAAAAGGTCATTTGAGTTTTCAAGCCGCCACAGCTCTTGGATGCAGGGCAATTCTAAGAAACAATTTGCCGATGGAATTAGAGCTGGTCTTATTACTGACTTCATCCAAGCTGAAGGGGCTATGGAGCCTCTTCATAATGTGCCTAGTGGAGAGTTCCAAGTCTGGAAGAATCCTTCTAACGGTGAGGAGCAGTCGGTCCAAGGAATGAGAAGGGAAACTCCTGAGGAGACTCAAGAGCGTGTCATTAACCACGTTCTAGGTTCTGTCGGAGCGACCATTCAAGAACGCTGGGGGAAACTCCACAGTTACAAGACGATGCACGATGAGGTTGGGAAAGCTCTTATTGACATCGCAGTAAAGCACCCCAAGCATACTGGGTTGGCTCTAAGCGTTCTAGACCGTCTTAAAGTGGGACCTAAAGGGTCTGAATTAAACATCGCAAGCCGAGATGCTATTGTCGCTTACAGGTCGGAAAAACAAACGCAACTAGACCGGAACATGCAAGCACAGAACGCTCTTACTGCACAGCAGTTGTTTGGTGCGCAAATGGATGTCATTACAACATCGTTAGATCGCAGTATCCAAGGGTTTGCAAGCCAGACTAAGAACACTGGAGAGTTGTTTACCTACGCGACTCTGTTTGACGTTACAGACGACTCAGGTGTTTCTCAAATCCATCAGTTTGGGGCTGAAATTGCACAGGCGGTCAGCAAACAAACAGGAGTGCCGGTTGAGTTTGACCCAAGCAAAATGGATTCAGATGAAGTGATGGTGTTTAGGTCTTTAGACCCTCGCCATCCCGGTATTGTAGTTGAAGAAATAAAAGTAGAAGAGGTCTATAAAAGATTTCAACGCCAAGCTACTACAGACTACGTTCGACATCTAATATCTACGGGAGTTCCAGAGGCTGAAGCGTGGGCCAAAGGTGTTTCTGAATATGGATATGAAGGAGATGTTGTAGCTAAGGACATCGTTTCGGCAACCCGAAGACTGAGCCAAAAGTGGCTGGATTCTGAAAGGCTTCGGGCAGCTACTGGTGTCTCCAAAGGAGCAGACCCCACACCAGACAACCAACTTCCGGTTGTTAAAGATTTTGAAAAAACTTACGAACATTGGCGAGCTTTGAATCAAATCAACCCCTCTCTTAACGAGAAACTCTGGGGAGGATTCGGGGACACCCTCAGCGTTAATAACATCATGAATAGTTATGGCGCTTTGAGAGATGGAACATTAAATGTTATGGACGCTGGTAGTGCATATGAAGCTATTGCACAGTTTAAAGACTTTGTATCTGTTCCTGAAAATAGAAAGGATCTGAGTTCTTGGCGAGAACAGTTGAGGCTACAAACGGGCGATTCAATGGCAACAAAGCCTGAGCTGACGACAAAAGTAGGAGAAATCTACGAGCTTTCGACCATGATGTATGGACTGGCGTTGTCGGGGGCGGGCGGAACCAGTTTGGATAAAAATATTATCATGGCTGAAGCAATTAGAATTGTCGAAGACCGCACTACGTTTGTTGGCGGAACGATATTTGAAATTGAAGGGGTGGGACTCGCAAGTGCCGAAGCTATTATTCCACAGTTTAAATCCGTGTTCGGAGAGAAAAGAAGCAGCTCCCTTGCTGTTGGAATGACTAGGGGTCAATACCCCGACAGCTTTACTCAAGAAGAACAAAGGGTAATAGCCGAGAGAATCTCGCCGCTTGGCGATGTAATTTTTAAGCCAGCAGCAGGTGGAAGAATGTGGAATGCCTATTTGAGATACCCTACTGGAATGACGGTTGCAATTACCCCCCGTCCTCTTCCGTTGCAGGAATGGCAAGCCTTTAAATTTGAAATTGATAAACGAGTACTGGGCAGTGGCAGCAGTATGTCTGTCTGGAGAGAAGGCATGGTTGATCCAAAGATCGCAAGAGAGGCAGTTGTTGAGGAATTGTTCCGGCAGGGAGAACCCCAGAAGGCCCATATCATTCTACAGCAGTTCCCAGACCTGAACCCCAAACCCGGTGACTTGACCCCTCAACCTTAGGAATCTTAAATGGTTTATTACCCTCCAAACTACCAACCTGAAGAGCCTAAGCTTGATCCTGAGATGACGGCAGATCAGATAAACCTGCTCCCGGCATCCTCGTTTATTGATGTTGACTTGTCTACCTTTGATTCTCAAAGAGAGCTAGATCGAGTTTGGTCTCCAGAGTCGAACGTCAGAGACATCGGTTTCTTTGGAAAACTTGGACAAGCCTTTACATACGATACAGACACAGGTGAGGCTATTCGGGACTACATGCTGAGTCCTGACTTTGTTACCGACAGAGAGTTTGTAGCAACTCCTGAGGTAATGGAGCGAGCAGCTTACGGTCTAACCGAAGAGACTAAGCAACGGATTGGCGACATCGCTGTGTCGTATGCTCACTTGCTGCACGAAGCAGACGACGCTAGAAGGATGCAGAAGTATCGACAAGAGCTGTTTAAAGGTGGGATTCTAGACAAAACTGGTGGCGTTCTTGCCATGATTATTGGATCTGGATCTGAAGCTGTTGCCTTAACTGCTTTAGCTTCTGCCGCTGGGTTTTTTGCTGGAGGACCTGTTGGGTCTGCTGCGGCTGCTTTGAGTACCACAGGCATGAGAGTAAAAAGGCTTAAAACTACTCTTAGTGCAATCGGTATGGGGTTTACTTACGGAAGAAAAGCAAGAGGAGCTGCAACAGCTGCTACAACCGCTCTAGCTATTGATGTTCCTCTTGAGATGGCTAGGTACGGCATGGATAAGACTCTCAGGCCCCGAGATGTCTTCTTTGCTGTGGCTGCCTCAGGAACGCTATCGGCGGGTCTAGGTGCTTGGAAGCCGGACATGTTCTTGCGGCAGTTTGACAACGCAGTTCGCCAAGCGATGACTGAAGAGTCTATTGAATTCTTGGAAGCTACTGGACGGACAGATGCGGCTGCATTTCTAAGGCTAAGACCTACTGAGTCTAATCTGGTTGATCCAAGATCCTTAGATAAAGTTACTGAGAGAACTCTAGATCTTAGAAGGCTGGAACAAGCTAGGGACTCTCTTGAAGCGGCTCCCGGCCAGTATGGGCTTCCCAACCGAGTTGTTGGCATTGAGCAACAAGACATGGGTAGGTGGACTGACGAGCTTACTAATGTAAATAAGAAAATTGAAAGAGCAGAAGAGTCTCTTCAACAAGCTGTCCACCAGTCTACTCCTGTACGAGAACTCAGTCAGAAGGCTTTGGAATCTGAAGCCCGCAGGTTGGGTGTGCCGTTTGCTCAGTCTGATACCCTCGCATTGGGAGCTTCTCCCTCTAGAAACCGAGCCAGACTTCGCCAGAAGGTTGAAGAAGCTCGACAGCGATCTGTTGAAAGCTCGATGATCCGCAAGCAAGGCCAAAGACATGTAGAAGGCATTGAGGACACCGCAGTTCTCCGCACAATGGCTGAAGATCTAGGAGTAACTGTAACTCCCAGCATGAGGAATTCAGTTAGTAAGTTGAAGGAGGCCATTGTCGATGCGGGAGTAAAAGCCCAAAAGAAAAAGGCTTTTACCAAGATTAAGAAGTTTACTTCTACTGGCTGGCGAAGGAACGTCTTCAGGGCGGCGTCGGTACGCGGCACTCAGTTGAACTTTGATTCAGCTCTTAGCCATGCGTTATATCGAGTGTCTGGTAGAAACTTTAACGGTCGGGATGAAGTGGTAGCTGCGCTTAAAGAATATGGAATTGATGATCCCGAAGCACTCGCCCAAGCCTTCAGGCAAGCGGTGGATGATAAAGTCAAAGGCTACAGAAGACAGCCAAGGAGTATGCGGGCAGATGCAGAGAAACTGCTGAACCGTAAGATTGCTGTACGGGAAGAAAAAGCATTCAATATGAAAGTGGATGCTGACATTCTTTCTGAATATGGGCTGGCTAAACGCATTGAAGAAGGATCCAAGCTTGATGAGTCTCTTAAGGCTATCCGTAAGGCTGATGCGGAAGCTATAGAGCGGAGATTGTCGAGGACTGTTAGAGACGCTACACGGCAAGGAGAAGATCTTGCCCACCCAGTTACTGACGAGCCGGATTTGGCGATTGTCGTTGATGGAGTTGAAACAGGACGAGGCCCCCATATCGACGGTGTTCGTGACGTATCTGTAGACGACCACAGAGCAATCGCGGATGATCTCTATGAAGAAGGCGGTAGAACCGCTGAGAACGCTACAGGGGCCGAGAGGGCGGCTAGATACGCTGAAGGCGGCAACAAAGAGACTCCGTGGTGGTTGGGAGGCCGAGCAACTCATTGGTTAAATGACATTCTTACTCCAGTCTCTGTAAGGCTCCTTAAACAGCCATCCAAGAAAATTCAAGACTTTGCTAACAACTTTTTAGAGTCTCCCCGAGGCGGAGGGCGAAACGTCCACGCACTTGTTAAAGACAACGTGCAGAGGAATATGATTCAACTTAGCACAGGTCTAACTGCTGCCCGGCGGGAGGCCGCTAAACACGGCTCTAAACTTGATGAGCAAGCATTAATCCGAGCGTATACGAACCCACAACGATCTGGTCTTAGTCGGGCAGAGGAAATGGGCGTAGAGGCTCTAGAGAAGTTTCATAAAACTATGGAATCCTATGCGACTAAGCATGGACTTCTAAAGAACCCGCTGCCGGACTCTGGACACTATTTCCATCGAGTCTGGTCTCCAACTTCTTTTGCTAAACACAATGAAGACGACATGATTCAATTCTTCACAGAAGCTATTCTTTCAGGGCAGCGGAAGTTTAGAACGGACGGCGCTGAACGGTTTTCTCTTAGTAATGCTGGAGCAAAAGCAGCAGCTCAACGCATTGTTAAATACGGAATGGACCCGCAAGCATATGTCAGTCATAAGAAGAGCCAACAGTTTCTTGGAGAGGTCCGAAAGGACTTGGAAAAAGAAATTAGCGATGGCCGGTTAGACATAAACGATGATGAAATTGAAGCCATTCTTGATTGCATCACATCCAAGGTAGGCAACGAGCCTCATCAAGGCTTTGCTAAACATCGAATCCTGTTGGACGAAAACTATGTAGGAACTACAGGTCCTATGAAGGATGTTCACATTGATAAGTTTATGAACCGAGATATTGAAGGTCTCTGCGCTCAGTATTGCCACAGGTTGGTAGGAGCAGTAGAGACCCGCAAGGGGATGGAAGCTGTATTTGGTCGGCCAGACATTACGTTTGAGGAAGCTATTTCTAATCTAAGAACAGCGGCTAAGAACGAGTCTCCAGACATTACTGCTAAAGAACTTGATTTCATTGAAACATCAGCTCTGATGACTTTCCGAAGAGCCACCGGCCAGCCTCTTTGGGAAGCCGGAGAGGGTGCTGTTAGATTTGTCATGGCGATGCAGGCGTTTGCTCAAGGAACGATGGGACAAGTTCTAGGTATTGCCCAGCTTCCTGAAATAGCTTCCATATTGGGCCGCACCAGCTTGACGGCAGCAGCCCAGTCGTTTGATTTGAAAGCAATTCCTGAGACGTTCTTGATGGGCCTCAGAAAAGAAAAAGGACTCAGGGGAGCTGATGGCCGACTTTCCGACAAGGTTGCCGCAGAGCTTGAGTCATTCATGGCGGTCGGGGCTGACTACCACATTGGCGAACATCTAATGCGTCGTCTTGATGACATGGGGTACGACAAGAATTTGAAGCAGGGACATATTGAGTACTTCCTTGAGAAGGGTCGAATGGTGTCCCTGCTAAATCCTCTTGCAATTATGCCAATGGATACATTCTTGCGACGGTGGGCTACCAAGGCCCACTTCCAGAACTTTGTCAATGAAGCGTACAAGCTGAAGGACGGCAAGCCTGCGCTGGTTGATACTTGGTGGCGGAAGAGTCGGACCCGTATGAAACAGATGGGACTCAACGATAACGAGCTTGATCGGGTCATTACAGCTCTTCAGGACCCTGATGTTGTCCAAGTAAAGAAGGGCCTTCTGGGTCCGTACAAAGTAATGGACGTTGACTTTACTAAGGTCAAAGATCAAGAAGCCTACGACATGCTGGCTATGGCAATCCGAAGAGGTGTAGACAGTACAGTTCAAAGGCAGAGTTTTGGCGAGGTTCCTTTGTGGATGAGTACAAGTCTTACAGGAAAGCTGCTGACTCAATATCGAGTATTTGCTATTGCTTCGAGAGGAAAACAACTTGCAGCGGGCATCTCTAGAGGAGACGCTACTGAAGCTGTAAATGTTGTTGGGTCAATGGGTCTTGGATACTTAGGATTCCAGTTGATGACCTACGGACGGGCATTGACGAAGCCAGAGAACGAAAGAGAAGCATATCTATTAGAAAACTCTGGGTGGGATGTTGCCTTGAAATCAGGATTCTTAAGATCTAGCTATTCAACTATTTTGCCGATGCTGGTAGATCCCGCTGCTAAGCTAATGGGATTTGATCCAGTGTTTACTTCAAACATGAGGACAACCGGGTTGGGAATCAATCCAGTAGAAGGTTCAGTTCCGTGGAGCATGGTTAAGAAAACCGAATCAGCTCTGATGGCTCTGGGGGACTCGCCTTACACCAAACGTGACGCTAAAGATCTAACAAGGCTGTTGTGGTTCTTGAAGATCCCCGGTGTCGATCAAACGGTCAATCAGTTGATCAACCGTAGCAACCTAGCCGAATCTGAAAGAATCAGGAGATAATTAAATGGCTGACAGCTTTATAGACTTCGGTACGACCGGAGAATTGGATACCGATCAAATTGCAGGAACATTCGATAATTTGTCGTTGGATTATGTATCTACCGCAGATTTTTACGTCACTGTGACTAATGGAGTTACAAAAACAGCAGTTGCTTCTTCTGATTTGACAGTCACAACGTCGCCGACTCTTAAGGTAGTTATTGCTAATCCTTCTTCGAGTTACAGCATCGACGCTGACAGTTTGATTCGTATTGGAAGAACTACAGGCATTGCTTCGGCTGAACGGGTGTATTCAGACGGTTCAGTCCTCAAAGCTAAAGACTTGAATGTGTCCTTTAAGCAGGTTCTATTCGGCATTCAGGAACAGATAGACGGCGGTCTGGGATCTATTCCTACCGACACTGACGATAAACTAAATGCTGGTGGAAAGATTCTCAAGAATCTAGGAACTCCTGTAAACGCTAATGACGCAGTTACTAAAGACTATGTAGTCAACCTAGCTCTTACTGGAACAGGCGAGCCTCAGAACTGGAGTTTTAACTTCAATGATCAAGCAACAAGTTCCCCCGGCGATGCTTGGACTGTTAGCGGAAACGATTTAACAAGAGTTCTAACTAGTCCGGTTCCGGTGTCTGCTAATGACCACCTGTATCTAATTGAAGTGGGAGGTGTTCTTCAAGACCCCGATGACGCTTACACAATCGTAGAAGTGAGTGGAGAGTACACTCTTACTGTTATTGGAGCGTTTTCTGATGGATATCAGGGCCAGAACATTTCTGTCAATGTCAGAAACTGGGGAACAGTCAGGAACGAGCTTCTTCAACCGTTTACTCAAGAAACCGATGCAGCAGACAAGTACGCACTGGAACTAAAAAACAAAAGTGCTGATGCGGCTGGGGATTTGATTCG